CTTTTAAAATTAAAATGAGTATCAGTAATAATAGCAACAAGAGTCATGAAAATCTATAATTAATATTATCTTTAATACCATTCATATCAGAATAGTCTCCACCCAAATCAGAAGTGTCTGCACTGAATACTTGATCAAATCCAGATCTTTCAATAATTTTTGATTTTATTTCTAACTGCTTTTTCTCTTTAGCAATTCTTCTTAGAAATGCATAGTAAACAATTTGAGTGAAGTATGCAAATGGATTAGTTCTGCTGATATCAAAATTATCTATGTATTGGATGCAGTTTTCAATACCATCGCAAATCATTTCATCTTTAAACATATAATTTACAAAGTTTGGTTTATATGCTAGATGATTTGCGATTCTCAAAAAGCAATCTCCTATGTAATTGCTAACCCTTGGTTTAGGGAGATTATTATCTTTGGCATGATTTACCTTATGCCTATACTCAACAAGAGCAGCATAGAAATCTTTATTATTTACATAGTGTTCAGACTTCTTTTTTGTTCTCTTCATTACCATTAACTGCATCTTTAGTTTTTCTCAATAATAAATTTTAGTTATCACTATTATACCCTACAATTGGGAAAGTTGACAAGTTCATGAATCATGAGTAGGATATCTCTGTCAGGTTTCAAGGATAGGTACGGCTTGAGTATTATTTAGTTCTATAGATATTCTCTAGGAATACTCTTGCTTCATCAACTTTAGAGATGAATCCCATCTTCCTATCCATATCAACACTTAGATTTTGATTTAAATATCTTTTATAAATTTTAATTATTTGATTTGATTTAATTTCAGTCATAGTGATTACTTTGTTTAAATTTACAATAAACATTTCATCATCAGGAATATTTAACCAGGGTTTAATTTTGTACCCTACTATATTACCTTTTCTAGATTCAATAGTTTCAATTAAGACTGGATTATCTAAAATAAGAAAAGTATCCTCCTCTTCATAACTAGGACAAACAAGAGAGAATATTTCTTCTCCAGATATTAGTTTAATTGATGCATAAAATTCTTGTTCCATTATTTTTTAAAGTTAATAGTAATAATTTCATAATCAAAGTTTTCTTCATTATAAATTTTAATTCTCTCTATTAAGTGATTTAAAGTATAATTTTTCTTTGATTTGTATTTGATTTCATCAGCAATATCATAAAGAGTTGCTGATACTTTTTCTTTTCCTTTTCTCAGTACTCTACCTATACTTTGGAGGTTTCTGATTCTTGATTTACTTGGTGATGCAAAGACAACATTGTGTAAGTTTCTAATATTGATACCTGTACTAAAAGTGCCATAAGAAGCAACAATAATTGCATTTGACTCTTCTTCTGTAATTTTTCTTACCAATTCTCGTTCTTCAGTGTCCACTCCACCATGAATAAAAAATATTTTTCTATCTTCACTGGCATCTTTATTTATTAATTCATAAAGAGGTTCTCCATGAGTTGCAACTCTATTAAACAATACTAAAGTATTTCCTTTAAGATCTAAAACTAGATTTTTAATAAAATTATTTCTTTTTGAATTGCCAATTAAATATTGAACTTCTTCTTCATAATCATTAAATTCATGCTCTGGATGTGATAGAAGTAGAACTTTAATATTCAATTGAGAAAGATATCCCTTTTTAATAAGGTCATCAGTCTTAATTAATTTGTAGGTAGGTCCAAATAATCCTTCAAGTACAAGTTTATGAGTTTGTGATCCATCAAGTGTTCCAGTAAATCCAAATCTATATTTTGCATCATGCAACTTATCCATGATACTAATTAATGACTTTGATTTAAATTGATGTGCCTCATCACCAATTACTACATCATAATTTTCAAAATATGATTTATCCAATTTGTAAATGGATTGCCATGTGGATATTGTAACAGGTTTCTTATCTTCCCTAGACATTCCCCCATATATTTTGTGGCAATATGTCTCAGCATCCCATCCATAGTCTTCAAAGTCCTTATACATCTGCTCTACCAATGATGTGGTTGGTACTACCAGAAGTACATTCATACCCCTTTCTGTAAAGTATCTTACTACAGAATAAATCATCAAGGATTTGCCTGATGCAGTTGGAGATAGTAATAACTTTCTTTTGTACTTTAATGCATCATGAACTCCTTGAATCTGATAATCTCTAGGTTCATGGGAGCAAATACTTTTCATGTAATCTTTGACGCCTTCCATTGAAATAGAATCATCTATTTCTCCAGGAATCCCATAATATTTGTTTTGGTTAAATTCAAACTTATAGTTATGGTTTTCGCAAAATGAAACTAGTTTATCTAATAGTCCAGCATAGATCTCTCCAGTCTGAACATTAAATAAACGTATTTTTCCATCCCAATGCTTGCTTCTATATTGAGGCATGAATTTTGCACCAGGAACATCAAATGTAAACTGATCACTCAATTCATATTTGATGTGTGGTTCACATTCAACCTTTAGATAGATTTCATTTTTTTTAGATATGATAAGTTCAGACATATTACATTCCTGATTGGAATTTCAAAAAATCTATTGAGTTCTTGATTTGGTAAGTCCTGTTGGAAATCATTTTTATAATTTCCTCCAAGTATTTTAATATTGTATCATAATATTCAATTTTCATAAAGATATCTGATAGATTATTGTCTGCTTCCAAATACCTGTTTAATCCTTCTTTATCTCTTATCTTATATGGAAATGGATCTTCTTTGTATATTTCAGGATCTGCTTTCCCATTATAATAATTATATCTTTCTAATTTTTTCTGTTTATATTGAAGTTCTGATTTTTTCCTCAATAGGGAAAAGTTATTATACATTTCATAATATTTTGCATGTAAAGAGGCAACCTTTAAAGATTCATTGTGCAAATCATCTATATTGATTTCAGAATCCTCTTTCCACATAATTTGAATATCATCAAGAGAAATCATATTGGAGTAGTTACAGTGTTGATTATTTCGTAATAAGTATACTTAAAGTTGACTTCTGCTGTAAAGTATCTTATGTCCTCTACTGTTGCATCAAATTCAAGTGCAGACAAATAAGTTGGGAATAGACCAGAGAAAACCACTTTTCCAACTGGAGTAAAATTACTTCCTAGAATTTGTAAAGTGCCATCAGAGGATTCAAAAAAATTACCTTTTTGTTTTTGAAAATTTGAATCAGTTCTAGAATCTTTAAAATCTTTGTATTGCTCTAAACTTTCTGGAAATCCTAAACCCCTCATCCAGTTTTGAATTTCCATGTAATTTTCTAAGTATTCATCAACCAAAAATCTAAGTCTAAAATCTTCAAAATTCATTTTGTCACCAGGGATATCAATATTTTTTCCATATCTACTCATGACAGCAGATCCCAAAGTAATAGCTGGAACTCCTGCAAAATTTGAGAAGAAGTCCACTTTAGGTGCTTCTACTAAATTAAATTTAAATCCAGTAGGGGCAAGAAAATTTCTATTTGTTAATTGGTTCCCCCAAGCACTATTTGTCATTTTGTTTTTTAACTATTTATTTCCATAAAAAAAGGACCTCCAGAGGAGGTCCTTGAAGAATCAAAAGAAACTCACATGAGGTTCTTGATTTGTACTCTTCTGTAGTATCTGTTGGTGTTCTGTGCAATTCTGCCTGCACCAACTGCAGTACCTTCAGCAAATGGGTTAGCAACCATACCATATCTGGTCTTGAAGCCAATCTTGGGCTGGAAGGTGTCCTGACCAACTGCACGTACCATCTGGAGAGGTACATATGGGCAGTAGAACAGACCTGCATCATAAGGGTTGGTTCCCTTATAACCTACAACATAATACTGCTCAGCAGCAAGGTTTGCAGCATAAGGATCAATGTAGACCTTGAACTTACCATTGAGAACACCAGCAAAGGTATTGCCAGTATCATCAACATTCAGGTTAGCATTGAGTGCAGGGGTGTAATCAAGCAGACCTGCCATGGTGAGTGCAGAAGCAACATCAGCAGAGCAGAGGATTACATTACCCTTCCCTCTTCTTGTTCTTTGAGCGATAGCATTAGCATCTCTCTCAAGTTGGAACAGAAGACCCTTGAACTTCTCAACTGACCATCTGCCATTTGAGTCAACATCAAGGTCAAACATACCAGCATTAGCAACATTGGTCTGAGCACCAGGCTCAGCAATCTTGTAAATGGTTCTGATAACTTCTCTGTTGATTTCAGCAAGAATCTCAGTTGAGAGAATGTTTGCTAACTCAGCCTCAGCATCAAGACCATGGATTGCCTTGAGGTCTTGTGCCAGTTCCAGAGTGTACTCTGCCTTGAGTGCTCTGCTCTTTGCAGTAACAGAGATCTTCTCAATGCTGAATGCCATCTGGTTGAACTGATCTCCATCAGCACCACCAAGTGACTCAGCATTTTGAGTTGACATAGCTTGACCAACTCTGTACTCAGTGCCAGTAGCACCAGCAGAGTTTAGAAGTGCAGGGTTAGATCCAGCAGCAAGACCGCCACCAGCAAAACCTGTAGTACCAAAACCTACAGATGCACCATCATCTGAACCACCAGTGTAGTCACCAGTTGTGGTGTTGTATCCACTGTCCTGTCCAGAGTAAGCAGTATCAGGCTCATTGAACAGTGCTTCCTGACCATTCTGATTTACATACTTGCTTCTCATTGCAAAGATCAGTCCAGTAGGACCATTCATTGGCTGAACACCAGCAAGATCATATGCAACCAGATTAGGCATTGATCTTCTGATCAGTGAGATCAGAACAGGATCAAAACCTGCTACTGGGGATGAAGCACCACCAGAGAATCCAGCATATCCAGTTGAACCTGGATCTGTGTTGACATTAGGTGCAGCTTCAGAGAGGAATCCTCTCTCTTCTT